AAATAGCGTAATTATGAGATAAAAAATCTTTATCCTTCGATACAACACTACCCAGCGATTCAATTTGCTTTGTGTGTCGTAAAGATTGGGATAAAGATATTCTCATAATTGCGTCATCACCCGTAGTGCGTATAAGATTATAATTAACTGGAACTATCCTTGACAGGGTAGTTTTAGGTAAAACTTTCTTATAAGCAGACGTGAGATGAATATTATCAAACGTATCAACTGTTGTGATTATCTTTCTAGTTATTACTATTTTCTTACTATGAGAACTTGTCTCAAAAGAAAATAGTGATACTAATGGCAAAATTGGCCATGATGAAGATATACCCATAGGTTGACCTCGTTTAGTAACTTGTCCAATTCTCGAATGAATATTCGACCAATTGGCTTCTACAGTAAGTTCTTTACTGTAGACAAAATCTTTATCTTTTAACAAGTCACCATATAAGTTAACAAAGAATTTATCCTTAAGGAAAAATTCTAATGGCTTACTATAGTGACCAATTGAAAAAGATTGAATCTTATCCCTATATTCAAAAAGATCTCGTTCTGTAAATATTGTGTATTTATTACAAACAACATTCACAGCATCGTCCCACCATTGAACTCCTGGATTTATGCATCTATAGAATGACCTTGTCATTTCTATAGCATGCATATCAGTAGCAATAGTGAGATCTTGAGATCTCCATAAACCATAGGAATCAGAAAAAAGACTTTCCTCGGTAATACCTTCTAATGAATGTACTATTCGAGGATCCGATCTTAAATAACCATCAGCTACCTGACGTAATACTTTACTAAGTATTACAACAGGTGAAATGGTCATGGTCGGAATTCTTGTCTTATAACCACGAAATTTAACTGCTATACAGCATAAAGGGGGATGAGAAGATGTTAATTTACAATCTTCATCACACTTCAAACAATGCTGGATAGCTGGTTCAAGTATCGTTAAACAAGCATATATTAAATAATTTGTTCTACGGAACTGTTCAATATCTACAGATCCAAGAGAAATTCTTTTAATTCTTAATAATTCTGAGTCAAACATTTTCTCATATTTAGGAGATAATGAATGGTTCATAATATTAAGTAATGCTTTTTTAACGCCACCTTGTTTTCGTGAAAACTCTAGACAAGCGCCTTCACCTATAACAAATGAAAAGAAATCCGGTTGATGATATGGACGATAATAATCGGTCCATCCTTTAACCCATTCTTTCCAATTTGCAAGATCAATTGATGGAGCAGTACACCAACGATTGACAGTTTCATCTAAAATAGATGAAACTTCACCCGTATATTGGGGTAATGCTCTCAAACAAGCTGATGCTTGCAATTTGTTAAAGTCGAAAGCTCCTACAGGATAAAAATAGTTAAAACTATTATTTGTCCGAGGACATCCTGAAATAACTTCTGCCCTAAAAGAATTAAATAATTCTTTTAGTAAACGACAAAAGTAAT